ATGTGTATTTGGAATTTCTCATTTTGGCTTGTACTATTTATATTCTAGCACCATACACCGTGCATCCGGCTGTATGATGTTGTTGCTTATTCCAACTCTTGACATTCGGCACCCTCGCTTTCTTTCAGTTCATCAAATAGCCAAAAGTGTTCTTTGTCTTCAATGCAGTTATAGTCAAACCACTGCTCGCAACTTATACTGTTCTGATGGAATCCAACCGCAATACAATTCGGTTCTTCATACAAACTTTCAAGCACATCTGCCTGCTCATTAAGATTTGTATTTCCCTCAAACTTGCGGAAAGCATCAATAACTTTGGGAATATCTTCTTTCTTAACAAGGTATTTATCGAATGTGGTAAACAGGACGATTTTTTCATCATACGTGACAGATTTATCATCCACAAGATTCCAAATTGCTTCCATCTGCCCCATGTCAAATAATGATGCCCCATGACCACAATACTTTTCCCCTAAAATGTTCCACACTCGCATTGAACCAAGCCATGCGTTACTTACCTCTCCATAACTTTCAGAATCTCCATTTTCATCAAACTTAAAAATTTCAATGTAACTCATCCTACACACCCTCCACTTTCAACTGCTTATCCTCGGAAACCGTCAGAAGAATTAGCTGGGTATCAACGACCGGCACATATTCGTCATTGATGCTCTCAGCACCATCAAGGAAAATCGGAACATACATATTAAAGAACTTCTGAAAACTGTTGCAAATATCAATCTTCGCTTCAATTTCCCTGCCGGTGTTTGTCGTATCTCCGAATACCTTATAAATGCCGGTTTCTTCATCAAGTACCGTAGGAATACAAACTTCCTTATATTCTCCGTTCTTCTGGAAATCGAACAACTTCCAACGTACAATACCGAAATGCTGATTGATTTCCTCAACAAGTAACTTATTCTTTCGTTTTGAAACTTCTTTGAGCTGATAAAGAATCCTCTCGGCATCTGCCTTTGCTTGTCCATACTCGCTCTGTTTATGTTGCATATCTGCAATCTGTTCATCAATGCGAACATTGTTTTCAGACTGTGCGATAATCTTATTCACTTCGTCAAGCTGACTCTTCAATTTTGCTTTATCTGCTTTTGCGTAATCAGCCACCTTATCTTTGCCCTTGGATTCTAACTCTGCAATATCAGCAAGCAATTTATCCTGTCCAGCCTTTAACTTGGCATATTCCGCGTTCTGCATATAATCAGCGGAATCCGGAATCTTAGAAATCTGTTCATCAAATCCTTTGATAATATCAATTTCTTCCGCTTCATTAAGTTTCAAGGTGTTAATTGTGTTTTCCAATTCCTTGTTATTCTCGGTCAGTTTCTTAATCATTTCAGCACACGCATTTCCATCATCAACAATCATAGCAAGTGTTTTCGCGTGTTCTTCATTAAATATTTCGATTGCATCCGCCTTTCTCTGCGAAAAATCGGCTCTTAAAGACTCTATTTTATCTTCCGGCAATCTTTGTCCGCATAACGAGCAAACCGTTGTGGATTCGTCAAATACCCACTTGGAATCGTCAAACTTCTTTTCCTTTTCCTCTTTGTACCTTTTCGCAAGTTCAGCTTTCTTAAGAGTCTGTTCAGAAATTGATTTCTTATTGCTTTCAATGGAATCCTGCGCTTTTTTGATTGATGAACGAACATCCTGCAACTTCCGTTCGTGGTCGTATTTATGATTTTCGATCTCACGTTTCTTACTTGAAAGTTCGTTATTCATGGTCTGCGCGATAGCTGACATTTCAAACTGACAATGCATTTCTTCGCTGCGCATTTCATCAATCCGCACATCAGATTTCGCCATTAAATCTTCAAGGGCTTCAATCTTTCTCTCTAAATCGGCTTTTAACAACTCCTGCTCTGCCACATCTACATCAACCTTTGCTTTCTCCAGCCCGATGATCTGATTTGGAATAGCGTCTAACTGATCAACCGCTTTTTTCTTGGAAGCATTGTTCATGGCTTCAATCTCTTCAAATTTGTAGGATTCAAGCAATTTGGCAACATCCGCAGTTTCTTTATTCATTTGCGCAATCTCTAAATCTGTTTTTGCACTTGCCATAGCGAATAAGGATTTTCTCATTTCATCCTGTTTTTTCTTTAAAGACAAATCCTTAGTGAACACATTCGGGTGCGAACAAATGAGGAATTTATCAAACTCAAACCCTAATTCTTCCAGATATGCCTTAAAATCACGTTCTGTCTTAGGCACAGAATTGATCTCATATGTATTTGTGATTGTAATTTTCGAAACTCCATTTTTATCCGGCTTTCCAACTTTTCGCTTCTGCATCTTTGAAAGAGTGATTTCTTTTCCACTTACATCAACATCTGCAGTAACGGTTGGAATGCAATCTTCTATATTGTCCGGTCCGATATTTGGATTGCTGACAAGTTCATAGTTCTTATCAGACGTCAGCCAGTACCATGCTGAACCGATTGTGGTCTTTCCTCTCCGGTTCATGCCGGAAACCCTTGTTGTCTTGCCAAATTCGTATGTCTTATCCTTTACCCCTTTGAAATTCTCTATATGTAACGATTTCAAAATCATTCGCATTTTTACACCCCCACGATTCCTTTTATTGATAACTCATATGTAACTTTTTCCACAACACGACCATCTTTACACGTTTTCTGATATCTCCTGCTCTGCAATCTTCCGTATGTGCTTACCTTATCGCCTAAAGCAAGTGAGTCCGTATACTCTGCGCACTTTCCCCATGCAATACAGGTAATCAAATCCTCTTTTCCGTTCTCTCTTAAAGTTTTGAGTTTCACATCACAAATTTTCCGACCCAGTGGTGTTTCTCTAAGTTGCTTTTCCTCGATAATTCCATCAAGGCTTACTTCGTTCAAAGGTACATCATCTTTGGGTTTGATTGTATCGGCCATAACATATGTAAGAATGGCTTTTCCGGATCCGGTTTTTACGTGCCGGGTAATTATCTTCCCACTGACGTATACCCTTCCGCTAATTCCTGTATCGCTGATCTCTTCATCAAACAGTACCGGAATTACATCTGCAACACCGCTTCTTCTTTCAACTCCGATGAAAAATTTATAAAAAATCTTACCGCTTGATTTATGGCTTTCCCTTGGTGCTGATACAACATCACCGATCAGTGTTATTTTGTTCTCCATTGCTTCTCCTTTCCATTTCTCTGTCAAGAACATTTTCAAAATTATCTTTATCATCCTGTTTCTTTCGTTTCCATGCCAAAAGTTCAGCAAGCATACGCTTTTCTTTCGTGGAACATCTCGTACCACTTATATACACAACGCCTACCATGCATCCTCTCTCATTCTGCGTTTTCTCTTAATTCGCTTGTCGAGTTCAGCTCTCTTTCGGTCTACTTCCGACCAGTAATACATGATTGCCGCAATTACCGCACCGGCTACAAATTTAATAGCCGTCATATCCCCGACCGCGCCCTCGCTATCCATATAACACGCGGCAACTAAGGAATATTCCATTGCAACCGCACCTATGATGAATTGGATTACTTTTTTCATTCATGCCCCTTTCTGCCACTTTATAATTTAGTACCAGTCAGAAACAAACGTTCCGAGTAACGGACATACAACAACATCTATAAAACGCACAAAACCATCTTCCATGGAATATGTAAAAGCCATTGCAGGCGTGTAAGTCGAATCTCCTGTCTGTATCTGTGCATCTCTTACAGAAACTCCATATGTTGTTTCCTCGTCAACGAAAATGCTTGAAAAACTTTCCGCAGAGTCTACCTTTGCCAAATAGTTGTCACCGCTACGAATTACCCTTGAATTAACTTTCTGAAATTCAAAATTTCTCATTTTAATTCTCCTTTCCATTATGTGTTTCGTTTTCCTCGCCCTGCTCACTATGTTTTGAAGCAGAACTCTCTACCATTCCAAGAACATATCCTTTCTGAAAATCTGTCATATTCGGAATGGCATCACGAAGTTTTTCGACAACTCGCTTTTCCTTTTCGCTCATACAATCACTTCCTTTCATGCGCAATATCTGATTTCGTACTCTGCTACAATGTTCAAGTCGCATCCGAAAATATACATTAAAATAGGAAGAAACTAATTTCTTTTGTACTTCCCATGCCAAATCATCCGTGAACGACTTGACCAACATTAGATAACCCTGCTCGGTAAAAAGATACATTCCGTTCGGAGCGGTTACACCAAATTCCCCCTTGGCTTCATCCGAATTTCGGACGAAGTAATCTTCTCCTAAAATAAAGCGCTTCTTATTGTCGTTAAATCTTTTTCTTGCTGTTCCGTCCGGTCTTTCATGTACCATGTCAATGTCCTTAAATGTGACCACTCGCTCGCCTTTGTACTCTTTGATGGAAATATCCGCATTTCCAATGTGTACTAAATTATCCATATTTTTGCTTCCTTTCTGTGATATAATATTTTCAAAAACGGAGGAATTAACATGCTTCTAAAAATTGAAAGAATAATATTAAAGAAAATATCTAAAACAAATTTTTCAATCGAACTTTCCGAAATAGGTAAATTCGATGAAGAAGATGTATATCAAGCGTTTTTGGATTTGCAGGATAGAGGATATGTAACAAATGTAAGTACATCTGCGGATAGGTCAAATTTTAGCTTTATAGTTTCTCCCAAAGGAAGATTTTATAAAGAATACTTTTTCCTTTCATTTTTGAGAAATATCCTTATCCCATTTGTCGTTGCCATAATCACGGCAACCGCCACATATCATTTAGAAAAAGTAGCAGATAGCTATTCCGACAGCAGCTCCAGCCAATGCGCTTATGAGTTGAACTCCGCCAATAATGAACGGCTCAAACTTATTGAGTAAGTCGCGCTTTTGTCGGAACGTCATTTTCTTCATGTGCTCACCTCTCTTTCTTTGTACTTTGTACATTCTTATATTAGTACTCTGTACAATCTTTGTCAATAGTTATTTTTGTACATTGTACAATTTTTGTCGTTGACATTTACGATTGCGACTTGTATAATCAAGTTGAAAGGAGGTGTTAATATGAAGGAGCGCCTAAAGGAGATAAGAAAAAGCAATCCTGATGGGAAAACACAGGAAACATTTGCAAATTACTTGGGAATATCAAAAGAAAACATTGCTAGCTACGAATCCGGAAGAAGGAATCCATCAGATTCATTTATTAAACTTGTATGTGAGAAATGCAACGTCAATGAAGATTGGCTTCGCACCGGAAACGGAGAAATGTTTATGCCGGAAACAAAAGATGAGCAAATTTCAAAAATGCTTGCAGATGTTATGAAATCAGAAGACGGAAATTTTAAAAAGAAATTGATTTCTGCGCTAGCGCAGCTAGATAAAGATGGCTGGGATAAACTAGAAGATTTTGTTGATATGATTTCAAAGAAGAAATAAAAATAAGCCAAGGGCAATGCGCAAACCCTTGGCTTTCTTCTTATTTTAACAGTTCTTTTACAAATACGTATATGGCTCGAAGCCATCTAGTATTGTCGCATTTTTCAATCAATTCAATGATTTTGCTTTTGTAATACTCGTTTTCGTTGTTATCCATTGCTCCCACCCTTTCGATTCAAATGATAACTAACCTCGACAATTATTGTAGAACATACGTTCTGTATAGTCAATCCCCAATTATGGGCGGAGCCATGCCAAACCCCACCCATGCCAGAACTTGAAGTGTCCTTTCGGACAAGTCCATAGTATCACTGTAATATGCATGATTTCAACATTTTTCGGTCGCAAGTTTCGACAGAAAATGTCATTGCAAAGAAGCAGAAAGCTGTTTCTCAATCTCTTCTTGCACTTTTACGCGCCAACGCATCGGCACTTCATCAATTGTCATTTTCTTGTCTACAAGAATGCGTCTTACATAGAATTTAACCATATCCTACACCTCACTTTCTGCGGCAATGCTTGCCAGTTCTTCGATTGCTTCTGCATTTGCTTCATGCCCTGCTTTCAGTTCATCAATTGCTTTCTCCATTTCCGTCTTTGTCCGCAGCCTGATAGTAACCGTGTATGTTCCATCTTCCTTACCTGCCTCGTCCGTATTCGGTGCGTATGTAAACCCATCGGATTTCAGATCGGTGTACTTTCCGGATACCTCATTATTGTGTGTAAATGTTACTTCCGCAAGGTTGTTCTCTGCAAAAGCGTCCGTGATCGTTTTAATGGCATCGAAATTCTCTGCCTTGATCTGGATGTTTCCAAGGCTTGCCCCATCGGCAATTTCGAAGCTGGTCTGATCTTTTAAAATAATTTTATCCATGTTTTTTAATTCCTTTCTATAAAAATGGTTTATAAGTTACGTTCGAATATTTGTTCGATATATTTTCTTAAACGGCAGTTTAAAAATGATAGATTACGGTATTGGTGCTTTTAGTAAATCAGATTCGGCTTTAAGTGCTGGTACTGCTATGAAAACAAGAGTAAAATTTAACAAAACGTTTGATAGAAATCCAGTTGTTGTAGTTTCATGGAGCGAACTTAATGCTAATGCATATCTTTATTATTTAACCATTGATAGATTAACCGTTGATGGTGAGGGCTTTGAAGCCATTACACGAACTAAACATGCCGATACGTGGAAATATACTTGGTATTTCAATTGGATTGCTATTAGCACATAATGAACACCATAAATAATCACTTAGACGAACATCTAAACCGAATCTGCAAGCTCAACGCTGCACACAATTGCTTCTCCATCAGAGGTTTCAGGAACAATTTTAGCATCACTATAAGCTTTTGCTGATGTAATATATGCGGGAAATGGGATATTCAATAGCGTCTGTGTTTCATTATCATACCCACGACTGAATACGTCAAAATATAAAATGCTAGATTTTCTAACAACTCTAACTTTTGTTAAATTTAATGTCCCTATACCAAAACTAGAAATTTTGGCTTTGTCAGAATGCTTAAGAATTATTTTTACTTTATGAAAGCATCCGACTTGAATGTTCCACGTTTGTCTTATCATGATCTCTATAAACGTCGATGCCGAACCTTTTGCCGCAGTGTCGTTCATAAAAACAGCTTCTGCAATTCTATACCAACCCGCACCCAAACTACCTATATGTAATTTAGTGTATAATTTAATTCCAGATGTTGGATTCAATGCACTTATATCGTTTTTAGTAGCAACATTATTTAAACTGCCGTTTATTTCAGTAATTTTATCGTCCAGTACCTTTCCCTGCCGGGCATCCAAACCAAATCCGGCTTCTGTGGTTGTAAGGTTGTTGATTAAGTTCGCCGCTGGAAATGCACCGTTAATTTTATCTTTTAATGTGTCAGCCAGCTTTATGACGTTTTTCGCTTCGTCCAATGTAATTGTGGTGCCATCCAAGTTAATACTAAGCGTTCCACTTTCATCTACGCTCATGCTTTTTCCGTCCGGCTTTACAACTCCGGCATCCTCTGTTGTTGCAATCGCACTAGCACCGCCCACGATAGACTTAGACCAGTATTCCGTATTGCTCGTTGCCGTTCCTGCCGGAACTTCTTTTTTCGCAAAATACAATGTGTTATTATAAGTTACTGCATCCAATCTCTTATATGTAGCATCTGCGCTCCAATCGCCCTTTGGCACAATTGCCACTCTTCCTGCTATAGCCATTTAAGCCACCTCCCAATTTAAATTTCCGTCATTGTCAACGACAAAGTTATAAGCAGAATTGTCCGTGTAAATCAACTCCCCATCCTCATTCACATCAAATTCTGTCATTGTGAGTTTCTTGTTAATCTCGTCTTCGATTCCCTGTGCTCGGTCCGCGCTGTCCTTGGCATCTGCGGCAGATTTTGCCGCCTTGGTTTCGGACTCTCCTGCACTTTTGGCAGATGCTACAGCCTTGGCAGATTCCACTTTAATATCTGCAAGATAATCCGGGCGCAGATGCTTTTCTTGGATACTTCCCTCTTTCACGATTGCGGACACCTTACCGTCACTGCCGATTGCAAATGCGATTGTATCAGAATCCGTAAATTCGTATTCCGTAATCAGTGCAGATAAATCCACGTTCTGCACTGTTCCATCGTCAAGCGTGATTACCAACTGCTGACTTTCCGGATCATACTTGAAGTTGACTGCCAGCTTCTCCAACTTGGTATCAATGACCGCCTTGGAACCATTCATCTTAACGACCGTCAGCGTTCCGTTGGATTCATCCCAAAGGATTTCCTTTACAAGTTCGTTAGCTTTGGTCAAGTCAACTTTCGTGGTGTCGAGTGCGCACACACGATCGTCGATTGCATCAATGCCGCCCTCTATGTTGTTCAGCCTATTTCGATTAATTGCGGTCTTTTCGCTTGGAAGGTTCTCCCAATATTCGCGGCTATAGATTTTCTGATATGCCATCTAATCACTTCCTTTCTAATGCGGATAGTCTGCGTTCAAAATCGTTACACCTGTTCTGCAGTTTCTGTATCATGGCAGTGTTAAGCGCAATAAACTCTTGATAGCACAATGTATACATATCATTTGCGCCACCATTCTGCTCTAAGAATTTTTCCCATTCCTCATTAGATTCAAAATCTTTTTCGGAGAATACCGCATGTTCCAGTCCGTAAAACTCATTTTCAGATATGTCACAATCCGTCATTGCCTGTTCGACATCCTGTGCAACAAATCCCATGTGCATTTTTTCATCATTTTCTATGAGCCGATATTCCATCGGTTGCAGCAACTCAAAAAATCTCTCAAACCGATCATCCTCTAACAGTTTTCGAAAATCCTTTTTCTTTCTGCCATCAGACGTTGTTTTCCAACCACCGGAAGAATACCCTCCGGCAAATGGATTGGGGTTAGTTCCACAGTACACAGAACTAGAACTTGGGATTAAATTTCCGTTGTCTGAAATTCGTACATAATCGGATAGTCCAATACCTTGCAAATAATGCGCGGTTGATGCCATTATACACTGCCTTGCACTTTCTGCAGTTGTTGCAGAGTCTGCGGTTGTCGCATGATCTGCCGTACTTGCATGATCCCCTATGGCTACTCCATCTTGATCTGTTACAGAGTTTAGGTCAATGCGTATGTTTTGCAGCATTGGCCTTCCTCTTGCATCGAGTCCAATAATTACAATGTCATCGCCAAGAGACGTTGCAGTAAAATTCAGAGAATCAATAATTGACACTCGTCCATCGCCATCAAGCTGGAAGTTATTGCTGTTGACTATGAGTCTGTTTCCGCTAAGCGTAATCTGGTCGGCACTTGCATTAATCATCGAAACGACTTGGTCGTTTTCATCTCTTCCAAGTTTCAATTCCAATGATGCGTCTAATTGTCCCTCTGCTTTTTGTGCGCGGTTGACTTCTGCAGAAATGCTTTTTGCGGTCTGCTCAAACTTGGTATTTGTCTGTTCCTCTAAATCCTCATACGTGGATTGAAGATGGTCTGCGTTCCTCTCTAGCTTTCCGGTACGTCTTTCCACGCTTTCAATCGTGTCTCTGATAGAATTGACCTTTGCAGAGTGCGTCTGCGTTCCCTGTGCCGAGATTGAATCTCTCTTGCTTTGTACTCCGGTTAAAGTGCGTTGCAATAGATACGTTTCAACAATCTCTCTCGTGGTATTGAATCGGATTGGTTCCCCAAGTGTCAGACATGGATTTCCGACACAGGTGCAACTTTTAATCGGTGTATATGCTGCTTTTGCCATAATCGGCAATAGGTTATTTGCAATCTGTTCCAGCTCTGCTCCGGTCTTGTCTGATACAAGAAAGTTTCCTGTAATCGAATAGTTGTTTCCGGCAGTTCCAACAATAGCACCGGCATTATCTTCGCTTGTCTTGATTTCAAGCTGTGTGATTGCCTTGCTTTGGAAGTCCTCATAATCAAAAGTTATGTAGTGTCCGGTCATAGACTCTGTGTTTGCGTCAGACGGAAATAAATTGTCAGACGGAAATAAATCTTCTGCCGGATAAAGCGCGCTTGTGATTGCTTTCAGAAAGATATACTCAAACTTGCCCTCTCGGTTGATATTTCCAAAGCATCCGTTAATCTCACAGATTGCCGTTACAACGGTTTTTCCGCTGATTGCGGACTCTTCTGTGACCGCACTTGAATCGTCCGTCTGTGTGGCTACAATCGTCTTATTGACCGTCATAGAATCATTGACAAGGATTGTTTCAACTTGCGCAATTCCAAGATGTGCAAAGAAGCTATCGCGGAACTGCTTTAATGTCATTGGAAAGCTAAGTCCTGCATACCAAGCCTTTACATCTGTATTGATAATGTCATACATTGCGTCATATGCCGTAATCTGCCGTTTTGTACGGTCAGCCGTAGGAACATCGGATGCAACCTTAAAAACTCCGTATGGCATCGGATTTTTGCTATCTCCGTCAATCGTTTCTTCGATAGAGATTGTTTTTCCAATAATGTTTCCTGCGGTGTTTCGTGCTGTGAATTTTACACAATTCGCTTCGCACGCTCCAAACTTTAATTCAGACTCCGAACAAAGACTTTCTTCAAGCGCAAACGTACCGATTTCAAGCATCGAATTGTCTATCTTCTGGTTCGTTCCAACAACAGATATAACCATCTGCTTGTCTGTCGCGGAATCCCAATACTTTTCTTTCAAACTACTATTTATCATATACACCACCTACAAACGAAAATTTGATTGGGTCATATTTTATCTTCCCATGTGCCACAGAATAGAACGTGGGCTGAATATCTGCGATATATCCGTACTGCGTCACATATCCACGTTTCTCCGGCACGTATGCCGTGATATAGCCACCGCGCTCCTTCGCCTTGGTATAGTTCTTTTCTATGTTCTTCCAAAAATCATCAAACTGCTTTTCAGTCAGCATGGCTTTGGTTTCAAACTCGACCTTTAAAGCTTTCAGTTCCACGGCATCACGATGCTCATATCCGTTTTCATCCGTCCAAGGGTCTTTATCCTGCATGTTTACATAGGAACTAAACGTGTCCTGCTTTATTAAACTGTTCGGTATGGTATAATTCCCAAACTTTACTAAATATCCGCCATATCCCATCGTTTACCTCCTAAAAATGGGTATAAAAATAGCACCTACCGCTTGGTAGATGCTATCCATTTGATTAAATTTTAAGCTACTACTGATTCCCATCAAGATTTATAGGGGTGTAGTTTTGTGACACGCCCTTAACAGAATCGTCAATATTTGAAAGACTTCTCCTGTAATTCGTACCTCCATACATTTTTATCGAAATAAAAAAGAGGAAGCCACTTGTGAAATCACATTGGTTTCCTCTTTCGTACAGTATGGCGTTCGAGTAAGTAATCCGCATCTTCACGGATAAGGTTGTTTCCTTAGTAATAAGGATAGACTATTTTTGATTTTGTGTCAATCAGCTTTTGAATTAAAATAAGCCGTGTTTCCACGGCTTAAGTATCATTTATCTTTCAATTTTTATTGTAACCAAGTATATGTATATGCTTCATCAACATATATCTTATAACTGCTCGGATAGATCGTATCGTAATTTGAATCGTACGGAAAACTAAACGAGAAATAATCGGTGTCTCCATTCTTTTCACATTCTGCATAATGATAATCATATTTGATCAAGTTGCCAGATGCATCATACATTAAGCAAGAAATTTTCACAAATGAAAAATCTTTTCCGGAATCGTTTGTAGCTTCAACCGTAACATTATCTGCTCCAATGTCCGATTGAACCATTATATTGCGAACATCACAAACAGCATTTGTTGCTTCATCAACACTCAACGACATTTTATAGTTATCATAAGAAACATCGTTATAATCAGAATCGCTCGGTGCGTCAAAATAAAGAACACATTCCTTACCGGATTCAAAAGCTCTGTTACAATCGCTTTTGCTATCCAGCATTTTACCGTTTTTGTAGTATACAAGTTTTGCGTCCAGATCAACATTTACCTTGTTGTTGTTTTTCAAGATAGCAACAACTCCATGACCACTATCTTGGTATTCAATTGAGATGTTTTTCTTTACCTTGTTCGCATTAAAGGAAGAAGTGACGGTAACTTTGCAAGAAAGCGTTTTCTTTGCAATTTTTGCTTTTACGTACGTTGTTCCTTCTCCAACCGCCAGAACTTTTCCAGACTTGTTTACAGAAGCAACATATTTATTGCCACTACTCCATTTAGCAGTTTTCCTCATTCCGCTTATCTTTAATGTTGCGGATTCTCCAATTTTTAAATTAAGAGTCTTTCTGCTTAATTTGATAGTTGCCGCCTGTGCAACAATCTGTTTCCCATCTGCATTTTGGATTGGCATAGCCGAAATCAAAACGGCAAATGCCAATCCCATCGCTACTAATAATTTTTTTGTGTTTCTCATAATGACTCCTTTCTTGTGATATGATTTATTTAGAATTATATCACGTTCTATTATAGAAGTCACTAAAAAACATATACATTGTCTCCGGTTCGATTGTAATGTTCTCTACCATAATCCCTTGCAGCTTTTCCTATGTCGTTTGTAGTAATTCCGAAATTTTTCTGTAAAATAGCTTGTAATAACTGATTTTGTTGTCGCAGTAAGGAAACCTCTTGCGCAGATGTTGAATTGATAGCATCTTTGATTCCGGTAATTTCTTGGCTTCCTGCGACCGCTGGCTTACCTCCGACTGTTCCCATAATTTCCGGAAGTCCATTTTCTCCAACTGTTGCTATGCTATATTTATCCATAAAACCGCCCGTTGCATAAGCCTTTACTTTAGGTAGGCTCACTTTCGGCACAAGATCGACTCCGCTCCACTTTACCTTTGCTACTTTAGCCGCCGCAGAAACAACACTGTTGAACCCTCTCAAAACGGTATTCACTCCACCGATCAATGAATTTATTGCTGTTTCAATTCTTGAAATTACGGTGTTCATTGCCCCGGCAACACCACTTTTCACGCTATTCCATAATTTGCTGAATATTTCAGCTACACTTTCTTTCATCTTCGAGAAAGCATTTTTTATCGGGGTGGTTACATGTTCTTTAAACCAACTAGAAACACTATTCCACGCCCCGGTTACCGCTGTCTTTGCCGCGCTAAAAGCTTTCTGAATAGATTCTTTTGCTGAGCTAAAAGCATTCTTGATAGGTGTTGTAACATGCTCCTTAAACCAACCGGAAACCACCGCCCATACCGATTTTACAGTTGTCCATAGAACCTTGAATGCAGTTGATACTGCCGATTTCAATAATTCAAAATTCTTCTTTATTGGCTCTATTACCTTTGATTTAAACCAATCAGAAACAACAATCCATACAGCCTTGACAATGATCCACAATCCTTCAAAGATTTGACCAACTCTTTTCGAAAATCCTTGGAAAAATGAAACAATAGGAGTTATAACATTAGTATTGAACCATCCAGAAACTGTTTTCCATACACCGGATATATCTTTCCATAAAGAAGAGAAAAAACCGGAAACAGATTCCCATAATCCCTTAAAAAAACCGCTTATTGGCTTAATCACATTAGTATTAAACCAATCTCCTGCTTTTGAGAAAATTCCTTTTATTTCTTTCCAATGATCCTTGACTACTACAGCCGCCGTTGCAACACCGGCTACTATTCCTGCGGTAATCGCTGCAGGTGCTGCCGCTACCCCTAAAATAACCGCTCCGACTGCCGTAATCGTAACTCCGACAAGCATAAGTGCTTCATTAAGCCAACTGAATCCGTTCTTTAACATGGTCACAAAGTTTGATATTGCAGTAAATGCGCCAATCGCAACAGAGCCAATCCCGGTTATAGCTTTTGCTACCGGGCTGATAAAAGAAAGTGCGCTCTCTGCCGCACCGCTACCGAATAAAGCTTTGACACCAGCTGAAACAGTTGTTCCAAGTGTAGCAAACGCCCCACCTATTTTTTTTGACAAAGCGGTAGACAATACTGCCGAGATTCCCTCATTTGCCGCAATTTCAACGCCAAGCCTTGATGCAAGTGAACCAGCTATTGCTTTTGAAATGGAAGTTCCGATTATATCAAGTGCGGTTTTTGCAAGATGTAATCCAAGAATTTTTTTGATTGTCAGCGCACCGATGATAATCGCAACCGTCTTTACGTCTAGGTTGCTTAAAAACTCCTTGACACCTTTCCATACGTCCTTCCAAGAAATTTTACTTAATGCTGTCGTAACTGCATCAAACGCGCCTTGCGCCCACGAATTAAGTGTTTGAGCCAATAATGCAAAGTCAAAGTTTTGGAAAAACTTGTTTATTCCGTCTGCGATTGAATTTCCAAATTGTTTCCAATTAAACGTTGTGCCAAACGAATCTAAACCATGAAGCACCGTGTTTAATGAATTTGCAATCAGTTTTCCGGTTTCTCCGAAAAGCGTTGTACCTTTCTGCCCCTCAAATAGTCCATTAAGGAATTTTGCAAGTCCACTACCGAAGCCGGATGCTTTGGCGTATGCTTCATCCCACTCGATACCTTTCATCGCATTGATAAGGGAACCGGATATTGCTTTTCCAAGTCCTTCAAGGTCTTTGATGTCGCTTTTGAATTTCTTAAAAATCGTGTCGGTCTGAACTAGTTTTCCGGTATCCCCACCACCAGAACCACCGGAACCAGAACCGCCACCACTTCCACTTCCACCACTTCCAGAACCGGAAGTGTTATCTTTACTCTGCTTTGAAATAACCTTTAATTCATCAAATGCACGCGTTGCCTGTTGGATTTCCTTTTTTGCTTTCTTGGCATTTTTTGCGATACCTCCTGTGTTTTTCCCTGCGCTTCCTGCGGCATTACTTAAATCGTCCATGCCGTCAGACGCGCTTCCAATATCATCAGCAAGACCGCTGATTCCTGCTCCTTTGCTTGCTTCATATCTCCATCCAAAGATAGAACCTAAAGCATTTGTTACCATTTCCGCAAAAGAAATCACCTTCTGCAAAACTGCATTAAGCACCTTGATAAATGGCTTAAATGCATTGATTAAACCACCACCAACAACCGCTCCAAGTGCTTTGAAGTTCTCTTTAAGTATGGTTATCTGGTTATGCCACGTATCTGCTGTACGTGCGAAATCTCCGGTGATATTGGTTGTATGCGCAAGCACATACTGATAACGCAACATGGCTTTTTCAGCCTGCGTCATTGAAGAAATGTTCGCATCAAGTCCTTGCTTTAACGCCCATTCCTTTAATGTTGCCTGTGTCAAGTCGATACCATAACGCCGCATAGGTGCCGTAGTACCGGAAAATACAGATTGCAGACTTTTGGCAATATCTTCTTGACTCACATCATAGAATGAAGCCATATCTCCGGCTAATTCTGTCAACCGGATAGACATTTTTGCCATCTGCCCTTGCGGAATATCAAGGGCAGTTCCCATTGCTTGAAAACGGCTTGCAAACTGTTTCGCGGACAATTCAGACATACCGAATTTTTCAATTGATGTTTTTGCAAAATTGTTAATTAGGCTTTCATACTGCCCGAATGTCTGCCTTACAACGTTCTCAACCTCTGTCAGTGAGGATGATATGTCGATGGCATCTCCAAGTAGCCTAAATCCGCGGAATAAAGCCCAGTACGTTGCATACACTTTTCCGATTGCAGACGCAAGAGAGAACGACTTCTTGGTAACCGCAGAAGCACCGGAACTAAATCCGCTAAATGAGCTTGTGATGCTTTTTGCCGCTGTTCCTGCCGCTCCACCGGTACGTGATAATTTTGCCAATGCGTTTGTCATGTCAATAATATTCCGGCTTACACTAGGGGCTTTCGACAGTTCGGACATAAGCTGTCGCATTGCCGTGGCAAGTTTCGGTATATTTTCAATTGCCTTGGTGGAACTCTGGTAACCAAGCTGTTTGATTGCAGATGCAAGTTCGGTCAGACCCTTAACAGATGCCGACATTCCGGAAATCCCTTTTAATGCATTGGAAATCTGACGCATAGAACCGGCCGCAGCATTAATCTGTTTGCTGTTGATAGAGCCTAATTTGCTTACGTTTCTTGCGACTGCGGAAAAAGTCCGTGTGTCAATTCCACGCATTGCCGTCATTGCCCCTGCAAGTCGGTTTACCCCTGTGGAAAGACTATTCAGATTCCCGGTACTAAGTCCAGAAAGCGCGGAAGATAATCTCCCAAGCCTTGTCACAAGCGCATCTATCCGGCCGCTTGCCTGTTGTGCCTGCGCTTGGATTTTTATTTCAAGAGACTCTAATTCCATTTATCCACCAACTTTCTATAACTTTTTTAGGTTAGCGGCTATCTTCCACATTGATAGCCGGTTAAAAAGACGGTAAGATTTGACCCTTACCGCCCTTGAATTACTTTTTCAGTTTTCCCTTTTTCAGAAGAGAAATCATCTTTGAATTTTCCTCTGATGTAAACTTAAAATTGGAAAATCCGTTCTTTTTTGCGATTTCCGCGCGATGTTCTTTCGACACATCATCTTCCCCAACAGCTTTTAATGCTTCTACGATTGATCCAGATTTTCCGGTATACATCGAATAATACTTGCTTGCATTTTTCTTTGCTCCACTTACAACGATTGCAGTGTGACCTTTTGTACGCGTCACAAGAATGTCCCCGTTGTAAAGCAGTTCTCCGATTCGGTAAGAACCAGCATCGGTAAACAAGCCGGATTTCAAAAGAATGATTCTTTCGTTTGCAGTATTGAAATCTCCTACATCCTTCCCGAATGCATGGATAATACAAGCGCGTACAAGAGAAGAACAATCGCATTCCGTCTTAACCTTTGCGCTAATGCCATGTTTAATGACTCCGTAGCGTTCCGATTGGTCATAGCCGATGTTTTTGTTGCCACACGCAATCTTCATAGCTTCAGCTAACTTCTCCGCAACCTTATTATCCTTTGCTCTTAACACATTCCATCCCTTAGAATGGTTGTAAAACTTCTGCGTAGAAACTTCCTGCCCGGTCTGGTCTCCGGCTTTCCCACCAGAATAGCAATTTCCGTGTTCATCATGTCTAGCACTTCCGATAATTACTGCCATGGTAATACCTCTTTTCTTAAACTATCTTTGGCTTTGGTAAATTTGATTGCCTTGATTTAGCCGCCCATGCTTCTTCCGCCTTAAGCATTTCTCGTATCTCTGCATCGGGATCGTCCGTATTATGCTTTTCGATGGAATCATAGCAAGTTTCTTTCACGTACTTGCTATTACCCTTGCCGAATGTCGCGTCTATTGCGGTCACAAGTGCTGACGTTGCATATCTGCCAAACCACATATACATTTCCATGTCGCGTTGCTTCCATTCTGCCTTATATGCATCCACATAAGGCTTAAGCAACTCTGGATTCATCATATCTATATCATCAACGGAAAATCCGTAGCCTTTCGTCACCACAAGGTAAAACGGACGGATTTCCGCAACGTAATATTCCCATGTTAATTCTTGGTTGTTGTTTTTGATGGAGTTTTCTTCGCCGGAGTCCGATTCTTCTTCTCCGTCTCCATCATTTTCGCTAAAAAACTGTTTGACTCCAACTCATTCTCTAATTCGTTGAACAACTCAATACAGTCAATCTCACCATCGTCAATCTTTTCAGAAAGCAGATTAAGCACCTTATTAAACTGCTCATCGTATTTCTCGTTTGTATCGTAGTCATATCCGAACTCGTCCTTATGGTTTACTTGCAGTCCTACAAGAAGCATCTTAGGAAGTGTTTCAAGTAACAGTTTCTCTACGGATTCTAAGCTTCCATCCTGCTCGCTTACCGGCTCTGATACATCTTTGATAAGATGTGACTTTAATGTTGGCTTAAAACCAAATTTGATTGAATATTCGCTATTTCCTAACTTTACTTTCATGTTTTACCTTGCCTTTCTGCCATATATTGGCAAGGGGCAGTGTTGCCACCGCCCCATTGTTGCTTATCTCATTGCTTCAAGTTCTGCTATCGACCGTTCATCCTCGCCTACCGGTGCGGTCGATTGCTCGTCCGATAGGCTTTTTACCCCACCACTGTTACAGTGAATGTTCCATCGTTGTTATCAACGACTTTCAGCTTGTCGGTAACGAGTTCCGATGCTGTGCTTGGGATAACAGTTGCGGTCATTTCAAGGATTTCATCTACACCGCCTACATCATTCGGTGTCGCGGTAACAGTTCCGGTGTATGCGTATTTTGCAACGCCACCGATTCCATCTGTGCCGTACAGGTGGATAATGTCAACCTTTTTATCTCCCAGCTTTTCGATGTTTTCCAGATATTCTTTTGCAAGGTTTCCGGTGATTTCCCGGGAATCCGCTGTCTTAATACCTTTCTCAAATGTCTGCTGTGGGTCTTCCATCGTGGTTGACTCAACCGTGTTTGGTGGAGATGCCGGAGATGGAATAGACTTTGCAGCAAGTAAAAGGTTGTAAGTCCCTGCAAAGTCGGCTTGTTCCGCTGTGTGCTCTTTAATAATCACACGCGACTTATAACTTGTTGATGCCATGATTTTCTGCTTCCTTTCTGCCTTGCGGCTATGCTAAATTTTCATACGCTCCAATAATTCGCGATACGCGAAAAGTTGCCGTGCGCACTTGTTTGGAAATCGTGAACACAGCATTTGAAACATCAAAATTTTTTGATTTAAAAAAGGACACTGCATACTCTGCAATGTCCTTAATCCTTTCTCTTTTCCCTTTATTTGTTATTGTAATTTGAAATGTTGGGCGAATTGCGTTAATAAAATAAGACTCTGTATCTCTCCCGGCTTCTGTAAATCCAATCTGTTGTATAAGAAGTGTTGGAAAAACAGGTGTTCCGTTTGATTCATCGTCCTGCGTCACCTTGATTCCGCTTTCTTTGCTTTCCATGTAAACTTTCAACAATCGGTAAACGGTATCTTCAAAATCAAGTGCCCAACTATTTAACTCATTTTCCACCGAATACCTCCCTTGCAATCTTTACATACTGTTGAATAATCTGTTGTTCCGCATTGTACATAGGCATTGTGGCTTTGATACCGTGGGTATAACGCCATGTTTCGGTCTTATCGTCCCAATAGTACCAACCATCTTCAAAAGCGTGTATTTGCCCCGGATATGTGCCTACACCGAATCCAAGTTCCGGTGCTTTCGGGTTCTCTTCGGAGTTATAAAAAATACCGGCTCCAAACTCTACCGCCAATAAAGTATAGAACGGTTCTCTATCTTCTGACGTTACCGTTTTTCCGGTTGCAATTAGAATCGCGTTCGAGGTCATTAACTGTGGCGCTTTATCTACCCTTACCGTTATCGTGTTCCCTATTGGAGATTTCGATATTTGTTTTATTGCCACCGTCTGACCTTCCTGTGCAAGCCTAGAAACAAGTAAATCGCATTTAGCCTGTAAACTATCGCGGTACTGTTCTAATTTCTTTATAGCGTCTTGTATGGACTTAGTGGATAGTGTCATTGAAATAGGTTTCTTTTTCATACAATCACCTACTTAATATTCTTCCGAAGAAGAAACAAATCCGTGGTCAGTCCTTCATCAGCAACTCCTTTTACGATGTAGTCTGCGGTTTCTGAATCCACAAGTCCATCATCGGTGCGTTTGACTTCCGAACGTTTCCACACCACATCACTGGCTTTAAGTGGCAAATATCCTTTATCCGTGACAAGCTGACAGTATGATGTACTATCATCAATTCCGAATTCTTTCACAAGGGCTTCTGACAGCTTATTGCTGATATTGGCTTTGAATGTCGTAGGTTCTGAAAACCCTTCAACTTCCTCTCCTTTTGGAATCTTGTTGCCTTCGGAATCTAAATAAGGTACAAAGTTCCCATCGGAATCCTTGTACCCTTCATAGACAATATCTCCATTTTCGTCAGTTTGTGGGATGAATACCCTCTGACCGGATTGCGAATATTTCATTTCCTGCTTGTTAATGTCAAGCATTGGTGTTTTCCTCTGGGATTCCGGCAACACTTGTCAGAAGCGATAACACCCCGGCAAGTACTGATGCAGAAAGAACATATTTCCAATCCACCGCACCCATAAATGCCGCCGTTCCAATTCCAGCAACCGCCGCCTGTGCAACAGTCTTGATTGCTCTGATTCCGGCTTTCTTAGTCCAATCCTTCCAATTCCTCATTGCTTTTATCTCCTTTCCCTATATGAATCTCTTCAATCTCATGTTTCATTTTTGTAACCATTCCATTTCCACCTAACGCATGGTACGCATCATACATCTCACAGAAGTTCTGATAGGCATATGACGGTATTTCTCCGATTCTGGTGTACTTTGCATGGTATTCAATAAGTTGGACGCGCAAAAGGAGCATTGTTCCTTTGCTGTTCGCATCCCTACTTTTCTTTTGTTGCTTAAGAAGCCAAACTATATACCCAAGCACTATCGGAAGTGCCACAAGATAAGTTTGAATCAAAATACTTTTCATTTGAATCTCCTTTTGACGCACTGCCCACCACCGCTTAATGTGCGCCGCCTGCAACCATAATGGTCACGCTCAATCTTCTTTAATTACATTGCTTTTACAAACGGAAACACTCCAACAAAAAGGCTTTCACGGTCTTTCCATGTACGGCTCACACCGTTTTCGGAGAGACTTGCCATGTATGCTTCTCCTGCCTGTGACCGGTCGTACACTGCCAAATTGACCATAATGTTTTCATAGTTCTTAACATCACTGTCAATCTGGTCTTGCGTGTATGTGTCCGGATAGTTCCGTCTGCTGATAATCTCTTTTCTTGCCTGCTCTAAAAGCTGTTCAATCAAAGGGTTACACTCTTTTTCATCAAACACAACTTTATCGGACTTCTCTCCGGTCGCTTCGTCCTCTACCTCTTCTATATGAAATTGTTTTAAACAAATCTTTACCTGTTCGACAAGCGTGTATGACATAAGCGATCTCCTCCTACAACTTTACACCTTCCATAACTGCTCTTGCTTCAAGGACTGCAATATAGTCAGTCATTGCCTTAATCTGCATATTGTAAGTGCTTCTAGGACATGTAGGTTCAAAATCAAGTTTTCCAGAATCCTACTTTTCAAGCATAGCCTTTAATTTCTGATAGCGAATAACAACCTGCTGATATTCCGCTCTAAAACGTTCCTTATAATCGGAACTATTCATCATTTCAACTGTATCTTTTAATTCCATGAAACTAACCTCCTACAGATTAAATTTTGCAATCAGAATTTCTTTCAGTTCCGCACCGCTTGTCGCTTGTGCGTTTTCAATCCCCTGCTCTGTGGCAAGTTTTTGCAAGTCTGCGGTACTCATTCTGTTGATTTCGGTCTTTGTATATCCAACGGAAGATACCGGAGAATTACTCTCCGGCACCTCTTCTCCTGCGTTGTACCATTTACCATTATGAATCACTATATATGGATATTTCATAGTTGCACCCCCTACTCTTCGCTATGAACCTCATATACGAATGTGCTATCCATATTCTCGTATGATGGAAGTACAACCTCAGATGCAAATGTTGACATCTTCATAGGTGGTCCATACTCTGTCTTTGTAGCGACTGTAATACCTACACCATATGTTGTTACATCAACATCAGCTACCTGTCTTGCAGTTCTTTCTTCCGGTGTAGTGCCAAACCAAGTGCTTCCAAGGCTGCCTTCTGGAAGAAGTGTAACCTTGTTATCCGGGTAGAAGTACTGCTCTTTGCCATCATCATCAATGTACATCTTATCGTAAAGTACGATAGTGAGCTTCGCCCTCTTCTGTACCACCGAAATAACAGTATCATCGTCAACCTCAATAGTTGCTGTAAGGTTCTGTGCAAGAATTGAGTTTCTTATTTGTGCATTGTCAAGCAGATATTGAAATGTATTGCTGTTCATAAGTGCGTATCTAGCAATCTTACCCTGCTTCTGTAACTTCTTTCTTGCATTGTTAAGGTCTGTAAGTGGCTTTGAATTAGCTGTATCGCTCCACATGCTTGTGCCGGATAACTTTGCGTAATGGTCTTTTGCGTATGAGCCATCCTTATCGTAATCATAAGCGTACTGAACGCCATCACTTACAATAGCAATTACCGGATGACCTGCATTTGTAGAAAGAAGCGACATTCTCATACGCTCCGGTACAACTTCCGCACCGCTTACAAGGTTGTTAGTATCGTCATATACGCTTGATAAAGCACTCGCAAGGTAAGGGTCGTCTTCTGATTGAATACGCTCGATTTCAAGCATTTCCTCTTCACCAACTGTCATTCCCTCACGGAAAAATGCCATCTGCGTTTTTTCCTTACTTAATCCGCCTCTAGCTCTAAGAGTTGGGATTGTGTCAAAGTTGGATGGCGCAAGAGAAACCGGAAGTCCTTTATGTGTCTTAATCCAGCTTAAATCAAGCCCCTGCTTCTTTCTTTCTGGAAACCACTGTAAACCAAGATAAGGTATCTGATTACTAGCGTTTTCTGTTGCCGATAATGCGATAGACTTACTGTCTAATACTTCATTAATTAACATCTATTTACCTCCTGTTATTATTCAAATACAATCATTGGAAGAGCTGTCTTAACTGTTGCGTCATATGTAACGCCGGAATGTGCTTCTGCTACTTTCGTGTTAAGGTACGCTTTCTTGAGCAGTGCTCCTTGTGGTCTGTCTTCTGTTACATCAAATCTCAAAATACCCACTACTGTAGCTGTATTGTCAGCCTTTCCATTTGCTCCGATTGGAGTACCTGCTTTGACAATCTTCTTGCCCTGTGCGTTTTTAGTTGTCACGCCATCAAAATCAAGTGTTAATGGGATTGCTTCATTAGGCTCTCTCTTTAAAATCTGAACATCTCCTGCGTATGAAGTCTTTTCGTACTGCATATTCATTTCCTTTGCCATTTTTTACCTCCTGTTATTGTTGAATGTAATGTGATAAAACGTCATTGTTCTTAGGTGCATTAGATATAAGGCTTTCTGCTATCTTTTCAGCATTTGTCTTATTATCTGCACCGGCTTTATTACCGCCAGCCGTGCCACCGCCCGGATTCGTACTGCCTTTTGCAATCTCCTGCTCCTTGGCTTGTGCTGCGGCGGTCTCTTTTTCAGAGATAATCTTTCCAAGAACGTCATAATCAAAGCTGCCATCGTCTTTTACAATCTGCGCTGCCTGTTCTGCGGTAACATTAAATTTAGATGCGGCATCGGCTCTCTGCGTGGCTATTGCCTGCGCTTTTTCAAGTTCCGCGATTCTCGCATTGGCTTTTTCGAGGTTCTTATTTGCCTGCTCGACTTCCGTGAGCTTTCCCTGTTCGATATCATCGAGCTGCTTCTGCAACTCTTCAGCTTTGTCAGCCTTTGTCTTGTACTCGTCAGCCTTTGCTTTGGCTCTCTGTACGGAACTTCCGTAATCTGCCATGATCTTGTCCGCGTTTTCCTCGCTTAATCCCATAGCAATCAGATCTTCTCTCTTCATTCATTACCTCCGATATGTCATACGAATTTTTATACGGTGCAACGACACCGAACGACATTATTGATTTTTACGCTCACAACTTTGCGAATTTTTATAAAATAAAAACAGCCGCCGATTACTCGGTGACTGTCTTATCTTTGTTTATTTGGCTCTGTGTGCCATCTGTATTCATTTTATTTATCAATTCCTGTGCTTTCTGTTCCTGTGCTTCTACATCATCAATCGTTTTCCACAGATTATCCAAGTATGGCTTTGACAACAGGAATGTCTTTTCCGCATCTCCCCAAAGTCCAACAGATTTAATTGCCACAAGTGGATGAATACCGGCTTGTAAAAGCTGATATAGGGTCTGTGACTTGGTGTACATATTGTCTTGTGGGCTATGGTTAATCTGAACATCAAAGTCGCGCAAACTCAATTCCAAATCGTGATCCTGTATACGAATTACATTCAAAACAACTTTCGCAAGTCTTTTTTCAGCCGACTTTACAATTGGGTCTTTCAGTTTTGCTCTCGACTTTGAGAAATCCCATCCGTTTCTAAGCTCAACCGCTCCCTGTGTATCTCCACCGGAATTATTGTTGTTTTTATTTGGTATGGCAAGAATGGACTGTGCATTATCCCACAGATCATCCTTTGCAACTTGGCACTCTGTCTGGTTCAGCTCTTGTGTCATAATGTCAACATCTGATTTATTCTGCTCATTGTTGGATTTTACGGTCAGCGCATGGGAAATCTTCATTTTTTCAAAGGTTTCCGGGTCAATGTCGCAATTTACAAACTTTATCCAAAACTGAACAAACTGCTCAACGCCATCCATTCGGTTTGACTGCATTGTATTGATTGCATCCAATAGTCCGATTACAAGCTCAATATCAGAAATGCGCTCATGGTTGTTCGGGAACTCAACAATCGGGATTCCGCCAAAGCCATGCAGTTTCCAATCTCGAACCTCTCCATTTACAATCTTGCATTCGTAAGAGTCCGTGTAGCAGAGTTTATACATCTGTCCATCGGCATCCTTAAGCTCTTGGATTGCTAAAAGTGGTTCTTCTGTGGATTGGCTGTAGATAACAAACGTATTCATTGGTGTCGGTGCAACAATTCTAAATGGCATATCTTCATTTTTTGTAATCTGCACTGCCTTAAACGACGTTCCGGTTGCTGATTGCCACTCTCCTGCCTTAATGTCCTTTTCCTGCTTATTAGCATCGGTCAGATAATCGTTAAATTCATCAACCGCATTGTTTATACGGTCATCGTCTTTCCTACTGATAAGCTGAATTGGCTCACCGTAAGTCTGACCAACCTTGAATTGAACAATCTCATAGGCATGGTTTTCAGATACCTTATTGGTTATATCCGCATTCTGTACCTTTGTTCGGTACAATACAGGCTGATCGCCCTTGTAGTAGTTCCACAGATAACGAATGATCGTCTTGTTGAAATAAAATGCACCAATGCAGTTTCCGACAACATTCACGATATTGTCTGCCGTAATCTGTTCTACGTTAGCATATGCAATTTTTCTTCCATATCTGCCTTTTACAAGGTCATGAAAATACTGCTTGTTCATATAAATAAAACTCCACTACTGCAAGCGCGTTTCGGTATTGGCTTTGTTTCAATCTTGCCTGTTGCCACGCGATAAATCACAATATGATTGCATTTTTTACATTTACACGGATGATCTATCGTAGATCTCCCATCATAATGTCCGGCAATTCTTCCACAATCCGGGCAATATATAGTTACTTTTTTCATAGCAACCTCTTTCTTGTAAATAAAAAACACCGCCATTTCTGACAGTGTCTTTTACGGGTTATATGCTTTTGGGGTTGTAGGATTTTGTTTTTTCTACTCTTTTAGTATACCATGCAAGTTTTAGGAAATGTTGTGAAAGAGTGTGAACTATTGTGTACTTTTATGCACTCTTTTCAGAGTAAAGCTGTCCATAACGTCTTTCAAACTCCTGCAATGCTCTTTTCCTAAGTTTCATAATGTTCCTGTAGGAATATTTCATCTCAACGGAAATCAAGTTCCAATCTTTCCCATTGACGTAATGTGATGAAAGCACGATATATACATCTGTATTATCCATACTGTCAATTTGCGATATGATAATCCGTCTTTTATCAACCAATTCATCTACAAGCGTCTGGATCTCATTCTGTAAATCAACAATTTTCGATACCGCGCCCCCCATCTTGTCGGGATTGCCGGATGATTGCACATCCACCTCTTTCGGGGATATGGATATAGATGTTGCCATATCGGATAGCCTTTTGATTTCTTCCAGCTTATTTGCAATCGCATGGTCAATTCTGCTTATCTGTGAAAGATATTTGTCTGTTGTCATATCCTAATACCTCCTGAATGGGTTTACTGCCGCTTCTACCTTTGCGGTATTGTTTGGGTTTTCTATAAACATTTCAAGCTGAGTTAAGCCGTCTGCCGCATCGTCGTGTTCATTACCGCCAATACTTACAAACATAGAGAGCTCATCCATAGCCGCTTGATATTCGTCATTTCTATAATATCTTGTTACTCCAAGATCTGAATCTTTCTTCATTTGATCTTGTGTCGGTCGGTGCGTATCAAGAAATATGAATTTTCTCTTAATATCCCCGGAATATGCTATGATCTTCGATAACTTTTCAACATTGTTTGGTGCTTTTCTGCTTGTGCACGAGCATTTATAGTCCTGCGCCTGCAACTTTTCATCTACATATTTGCAATACAGATCGCCCCCGGTATTTCCCTCAAATCTTGTCTGCCGAATCTCGTTCCCGATAATTCGTCCAACAACAAGAGGGATTGTTACCTCTTTCGGACCTTTGTTGAATACCCAATCGTAAATATAAACATCACCGTTTTCATATTCTGCCCCTATCGGCATTGACAAGCTATCGCCGCCGCCCCAGGCGACATCCACAACTCCGATGCGCCGGAAATCTCCGTCCGGTAGGATTCCGTTAAACAGTCTCAAATCCGTATAAAGCAATCCCTCGCGGACATATGGTTGCTGCATAAACTTAGCCATCCATTCGGCATTGTCAAGCTTATCTCGCATATCCCGATAGTATTCCGTGGAAAATCCGTTTATTTCATATGCGAAATTGCTTTCGTCATTTTCATTAAGTGCCGGAATCTTACGGAATCGGTATTGTGGATCATGCTCATATTGCTTTCTCATGCGCTCCAATGGATCTAAAACATTCCAAAGGGTACCAACCATCAATTCCCTTGCACCATCATTTTTACGGTCAACCATCTTGTTTAGGTACTCTTGGTATGTGTTTTCCATTCGAGTAGGGCTTAATGAATGCTCTCGATCACGAACCAAGTCATCGACATATAAATATCCGTCTTTTGAAACATCGACCGCTCCTGTCCATGTTCCATCAATACCACGGCACGTTACGGTTGCGAATCTGTCCGGATCTCCAAGCGTGATCGTAAATTCGTCCGCGCTCTTGTCTGTCGGAAGTGTTGCGTTTGCATATTCCGGATGCCAATAAGCAAAAAGTTCCGCAAATGTATATTCTTCCGTGGTAAAAAGATTCATCAGTTCTTTGTAAAATCCTTTTGCCAAAATACCGGAGTGACCACCCATAGCACTATGGCTGTTCGGTCTGCGCAAAGCCACCCACGCAAGGAAGAAAATACAGATAGTCGATTTACCGACACGCGATGGCATTGACAATCCGTAAAATTTAATCTTCCGGTTTTCCAAATCTTCAAGGTCTTGGGCAACTATATTCAGCGTTTTGCGGCGCGGATAATAAAACCGTTTACTCCAATTTCTTTTGCGCTCCATAAAGTAGATGAAGCTCTCGAAACGATAAAAGCTTTCTAACCGCAAGACTTCATAGAACTGATCCACAAGTTTGTATCCGCCTTTAATGTCGTGATTCTGCGCATATCGTTCAAGTTCCCATATGCTACCACCCGCGTTTTTCTGCGTATATTCGTTGATTAAATCCTTTGTTCTTTCGGTTATAGTCAATCCGTAGTCAACGTCTTTTTCCGTCCGAATTGCCACATTGCACGCTTTCAAAAGGGCATCTATTACCTGTTCATCAACGCCTTTTCTCTGTATGTAATTTTCATATCCATTTACTGCATTGATTAACTGCTTTGAAGCCAAATAAAAAGCACCTCCGCAAAAAGCAGAAGTGCCTTGACCTCTGCCTATAACTGTTTTAGGGTAGCGACTAACTCCATTTGTTAGCCGGTAATATTTTATTAGACTGTTGGCATTGCATTCCAACAATTCGTATGCAATCTATTCAAAAGTGCATTATAATCATCAATTACATACCGTGCTGGAATCGTATATGTTTTAATGCCATATTTATTTGCTGTTTCCATTTCAATGCAACAGCCGTTCCAATCGTAGCTCTCACATATTCCCATGAATACATCAGCCTGTGCCAGCTTCTTAAGGCTTTCACCTAAATACCATACAGCTTCATTGTTGTCTTTAGGTGGGTTATCTTCAATGTAGCTGTCGATAAGCTCTAATTCTTCTCCCTCATATATTTCAGCAATCTTTTTCATCTTTTGGATGCTTGCTTTGATTTCTTCCTCTGTTCTGCCTTTCATTGGCACGCTTACAAATAATTTTTTCATAAAAATTCCTTTCCGCTGATAATCAGCAATCATTATTTTAGCTGTAATATACTGTTTTGTGGCACAAAGGGCATTCACACTTGTAGTTGTCACCTTCTATTTGATTTCCGCAATATTGATATTCAGTCTTTTCCGCTTCAAAAACGGTTTTGCAATTCTTACACTCAAACTTTAAAGGTTTTCTTTCGTACCTAAGGCTGCCTTCTTTGATTATTTTCATTTCCAATGCACCTTGAACCCTTTCTTCTTATACTCCTCTACGGCTTTTTTAAGGCTCATATCGTCCTCATACTTTTCATTCAGCATAATCACCACATTGCCTTTTTCAATGCCGTATATGTTGCAATTTGCAAGTTTCTTAGTCGTTCCAAGGATAGCCTTTGCCTGCTTGCGGCTCATTTCATAGGTTTTGGTTCCCATATTAACAATCATTTCTCATAAACTCCTCAAAATCTTTCCTGCACTTAGGGCATAATTCATAAGTTTTCTTAAGTTTTCCGCAAAATCTTGTTTTGTAAAGCTCGCACGAAATTTCATCTTCTGTAAATCTAGCTACCGGTTCTGAATATGTACCACACGGCACATATTGTAGCTGTTGTCTTGGCTTGAATTTTATTTCAGCACCGCACCTATCGCAAGTGTGCCATTCTTTTTGATGTTTCATTCTTCCACCAGCTTTCTGCCACAGATAGGGCAAAAATTAATTTTTACGGCTCCTGCAACCTCTTTTCCATCGCTATTGTCGAAAATCATGTTATTTTCAGCTCCAAAAAGGACTAAATTTCCTTTACCATCAATGATTTTCTTTTTATTCCGACAAAAATCACACATTCTTACGCCCCCAATCATAGCAAAAATCGGAATCCTCGTGAGATTCCGTGTCTTTCGTTTGATATAAATATTCCACAATGTTTTTATCGTACTCACACGCCATTTTGCGTAAATACCAACCTTAAATAGCGGCACAGGGAATCGAACCCTGTCAGCCAAAACCATGCCAACCGCTTTCAAATCTGCAATTTCTAATCACGGATGGGTTTTCTGTTACCAATAATGTCGCTATCATCCATAAGTCTCCATTGACCGGAACTATTGCAGTAGCACCCGACTAAGTGGAGATAAGGATAAACGCAGATATTCGGACTCGAACCGAAACACCGTTTTCGGCTACTGACTGTTTAGCAAACAGTTTCCTTACCAGTTAGGATTATATCTGCACGCGCCGGGCATGGAAGTTCCCTACCCGAACCATTCCTTGCGTTTCAGAATGGCACGGTGCTACTAACACCGCTCAATGGCTTGTGGCGGTATCGAGCCGCCCTATACAGATTTTCAGTCTGTCGCTAATCCATCTCAGCTAACAAGCCATGTCGTGTAGTTTCCGTTTTCACCTGCTCCACACTACACTAAGTGCAAGGTTCTTTTAGTCAGCGGTTATCGCCATCTTTTGAATGACAACCGCTCAATCCAGTTACCTGTGCTAAGTTTAACCGGTATATTGATTAGCACCTGCATTTCTGTAATAAACACACTAGGGGTGTACTGGCAACATCACCTGTGGGGATTGCAGGAATCGAACCCGCGACAACCCGGATATAAGCCGTGTCTTCTACCACTGAATTAAATCCCAATACAATGATCGGTACGAGATTTGAACTCGTGTTGCCACCGTGAAAGGGTGGTGTCTTGGCCACTTGACTAACCGATCAAAGACACGCGGTCGATTGTGACACCAATCCACGCCTGCTGTGACGCAATTTAAGTCTTTGCTATTCACATCCAAATAACCTAGGATAATCTCGCAAACCGGTAACGCGGGACTAAATGGATGCTTTCGCTCATGGGGAAGAGAGGAATTGAACCTCCAGCGTTTATACCACTTGGGAACTGATTTACAGTCAGCCGCAACACCGCCAATCGTTGCCGCTTCCCCAGAACCGCCACAAGACGGTTAGCAATATGTTTTACGTGCTATGCGTTACACGATCATGCGCCGTGGGATAGACGCATGATAGAATACCACCGAACGGTCTCGCACCGTCCTTAACGGAATCGTCCTAGTGGCGAAAGGAGGAACCCAAATGCTTGAATCACTCAACCAAGGGTTCAAGTACATATGAAAAACATACGTGGCTACATGAAACGTCAACATGTAACCAATTAGACTACCGGGATTCGAACCCGGAATGCAGGAATCAAAATCCTGCGCCTTACCGTTTGGCGATAGCCCATCATTTCCAAATGACTATAATATTCATTGCAAAGATCGCGTATGAAAGCAAATACCCAATTGCGTTTGAATTGTCTGTCTGCTTTACTTGTTGCATCATAAGGCTAAGTATCATAATGGCATCTATCGCCGTAGCGATTATATTTAAAATCATATCAATATCCCCCATCCTCAAAGCTGTGTTCCTGTTTGAACCGCTCCATTTCATTCACGCTCATGCCAAAAAGCCCGGCAGATTCATCAGAATCCGTATGTTTGAAATATTCGCCCTGTTGTGGAAACATGAACCGGAACATTGCATAATTCGCAACGTCACACAGATATTCAAGGTTTCTGGTCTCTTCGAACTTGGCAAGACACATTTTCAAACTTTCGATTGCATCCACATTCCCGGTGAAAAAGTTCATTCTTGCCGGTCCGTATTTGTAATACGACTGTTCAATCAATCCTTTGCGTTTTTCATCAAAGGTTTCGGAATACTCGGTTTTCATCAACTCATTGCTGCAGCTTGCCATTACACATCGCCCTCCGCCCTGTGGTTTGCTCTTTCAATGTCAAACCCTTCCGGATAACGTGCCTTAAGCTTGTCTACATTCATCTGCATGATCTCATCAAGGCTCCAGCCGAAGGATTCGCAAAGCATTGCAAGATACCAACAAATATCTCCTGCTTCTTTCTTTGCATGGTCAATATCAAGCTGCTTCTCATGGAAAATCCATTTTTTGATTATGTCGTTAAATTCTCCAACTTCACCGGATAGTCCAAGGCAAGCATTAAAGATGCCGCCAAGGTCATAATCTTGCAACGCAGATGCGATATTGTTCTTTTTGCAAAATTTAAGCAAATCAAGTTTATCCGAAATTCTTTCTGTCGCTTTGCGATCATTTGTCCGCATTGCTAATTTCTGATACTCATTTCCGGTCATATATCATTCTCCTGTCCGAAACACTCTTTTTTGTTTTTAAAAAATTTTTGGAAATTTAGTTGCGATTCGCAACGTGAAAGTGAATTGTTTATGTTTATATTAAGCCAATTTCTGTAAAAAGTCAATGAGTACTGTAAGTGGCTTTTTATTTTTTGAGGTATTTAAGGGACTTAGTAGCCGCCCGGTGGTCTTTCTGTCAGACCCCCTCCCCATCCTTTTCTTGCAAACATGGGAATCTAAAATATTTTCCATTTCGTTTTGTTGTCATTGTGTGAAAATCAAATTGTTTTAGCACAATTTCTATCATGCCCTTGTAACTATTCGCAAAACCTAACTTTTCCGAATAGTTCACGAATAGTTAAAACGCTACGACCCTTGATATTACTGCATTTGCGAATTGTAGAATAATCACACACAATTTAAACCGTATTATTTGCCGCTGCATCTGTGAATTGTGTATCAATTGCGTGCAATTCTTGGCTCTTTTTCTCGTCCAGCCTTGGCAGTTCCTGCGCTGTGATTGCCCTTCTTTGGGTGGCATTATCGCCAATTCCTGGCTGATTCATGCCAAATTCATTGTTGCCCACGAACATAGTACCTACGGGGCTGTTGGAGTCGTAAGCACGATCTAGGATGCAATCCTTGCGTGATCGCTGCAATTTTTGCCAAATCTTAAAAGCCAACGAACTTGATTCCTCATCTTTCCACAAGTCAAGCGTTGTAGTTGGTATATTACAAAAATAACTGAATGCTACTGTACTCACCAACTTGCTGTACACATTGGAGATATATATATAATAATCACACAGCTTATATAATACCTCTCTATCATACCTATTGCAGTTAGTCGGTATAGTTGCATTACCAAGAGGTTTTAGACTCTTGTCTTTTAGTACCGATGTATCCGGGAATAGATGCATACCAATATACTGCATTACAGCCTTCCACTGTCTCTGTCCAGCTTTCAACAAATCATCGATGTGAAATTCTATACAAGCGTTGTCTATTAAATCTTGCACAGTTGATGTATATATTTGTACTGTACCCAGATCTACTATAAGCCTTGTAATATCTACACTCTCTATATCCTGCATATATTTCACACCTCCAATCTGTTAATCTCTCTGCTTTTGGTATACACTATTTCCGGGTTTAAAGTCAAGCCTTAATTTTTTTACGGCGGTATTATATACTTACACCGCGCGCGTATGCGGATATACACTTACTATAAACCTATAGGCTTTAAATACAATGTATTATTATTAATTTAAAAGATTAAGAAAAAGAGAGAGAAAGAGAAACATAGTTCTGAAAAAGCGACGTCAGACGATTGTGTCGTGTTATGTCAGACGATTGTCAGACGATTTTTACCAAAAACTGATACTATTCTATCATTTTGGGACCTGTCAAAGACCTAATACAACTATCCTTGTTTATAAAAATTTAAGAAAAGTTTTATAGTTTTTTTGCAGTTTTTCGGAGATTTTGTAAGATATGCCCGGATGTGTTGTTGATTTTTGGATATGACAAAAAGAAAAGACAGCCGGAAAAGCTGCCCTTTGTTTAAAAATATTTACTTGCATTTTGTCCGATCTGATGATAGACTATAGATATGTCGCACGGCATGGATGCTTGCCGATGTGGTGCCGCCAGCGATCCCGGCGACCACGGATTGAAACAATAGTCTTTTTAGTAAAAGCAAAACATTTAATTTATGTTTTGTGTCGCGCGTTGTGGATGCTCTGCGCGTGGTATCCGGAGCAATTCCCCGGATCGCGGATTGAAATAATAGCATTTCGAGTGACAGAAAAAGAGCGGGTTAGATGTTTAATCTTTCCCGCTCGATTTCTTTTAATGTTTGCCTATCGTCTGTATGATACAGCCAAAATCTCCGGCGCGATATATATTTATCTCCTGTGCATTAACCCGGTATGTCAATTCGTCGTCATCATAAATCTTAAGCCAGTGCTTAAAATCAGCGACTTTTTTATAATGCGCGCCTATCTCCGCGTCCTCGTCAACGACGTATGCCATATAGCTTCCGTCTTCGCCAAAATCAAGAGTGCTTGTTTTCAATCCGTTTTCGTCGCATCCAACAAGTATTAATGCCGCAATATCGCTTGCCCCTATAAACCTTTTCTCGTACTCTTTGTAGTTCTTCATTTTATGTTTTCCTCTCTTTCTTGTCTGGTTAATATAAATGTTGTCAAAATATTTTCTTGACTTTTGAATTACTACATGTTATCCTAAATTACGTAAGTTTTGGAAGATTAGGTTTAGTACCTATTCAAATTTACGTGACTGTTGCCGGTGGATTATCCACCGGCATTTTTAAAACTTGTATTTACCGGTTTCATCAAAATCAGATTCATCAATTTCAATAATCTGATTTTCTTTTTCGCGCATAAATTTTTGATAATATGCTTCTCCGTTCCTGGAAAGTATTAACTCATACAGTTCCTTGTCAGACAATTTCTTTCCATCCAGAAAATTTTCAACTTTTTCGTAATCAAGTTCGCCAGTCTCGTCTTTAAAGTCATTATCGCTAAACGATTTCCCATACTTTTCTAAAAGTGCCGTGTCATAAAGTGGAAAATCCGGATCACTAATTATTCCTCTTTCGTCCAGTTCATCAAAAAGATCTTTGAAGCTTTCTGATTCTTGTTCGTATTTTACGAGTCCATTCACGCTTGTTGCTTTCCATTTAATCATGTTCTCTTCTCCTTTCAGTGCTCTATTTCTTTGATCTGATTACATTATATATAATTAGTGCTTAATTGTCAATACTTAATTAGTGCTTAATTTATTATTTTTTCATTCTATCCATTTTATCAAGCTCCGCAAGAATTAACTCCCTAGCAAATGCGCTTGTTTTTAGTCCGTATGAGTTGATTCTCTCTATTGTTCCAAGTGGCAATATAATGTTTATTCTATCTTTATTGCTCATGCATTTCTTTACCGCTTGCCTGTTCTTTTCCGCTTTTGTGTTTTCGTCCATATTCCTACACCTCCGTATTTTTTCTTACATTATATATAATTAGTGCTTAATTGTCAATACTTAATTAGTGCTTAATAATAATGCACAATTCATAATATAATATTAGTGCTTAATATTGTGTATTTTGTCAATATACATTAGTGCCTAATTTGTATATAATACAAGTATCAAATGAAGCACAGAAAGAGAGGACAACAAAAATGAAAGATATGAAAGCGGCAGAAGCATTATTAGAAAGCAAAGGTTATTATATTTCGAACCAGTTTGACGGTTTCGCTACTCTTCCAGATGAATACGAATTGAGCGACGTAAACGGAAACGTTGTTATTGATCATTTGAGCGAAGCACAGATTTTACAGATTTCGAAAATTTTATAGGGAGGGCTTAAACATGAGAAAGACGGGAATGCGTTTTACATGGGAAACAACAAAGGACGGTGACGCGATCAACGAACTGAAAAAGAGCGGAATCGCGTTTGAGTATAACCACTTCGGGGAACTCACAGCCGACTTTTACGGAATCGGCATTTTTGAAAAAGTCGATTTTGAACACGTCCAAGGCGATGTATTTGAAATCTGCATAGCATAGCCGAAACGCTCCGATCTGGAGCGTCAGCCGTGGGATGGTCGCCCGGCTCTGATGATGGCAGACCAGAAAGGGAAAATATGGACGACAAAATACAAATATTGTTTGAGTTAAAACTTGCAGGGTTTGACATTTCCGCAAATCTTGAAAAGATGTATCAAAAGTATGGAAAAGAAGAATTTCAGAGAGCAGCACAGACTAGCGGCTACGGGTTCATTTTTGAATAAAGGAAGGTTGATCGCATGAAAACATACTACTTTGAAATGAATAACGGAGATACAGATTTCGTTGAAGCCGCAAATGACCGTTCGGCATACGCAAGGGCTTGTAAAATCGCAAAGAAACAATTTTCCGAAGTGGCACATTTGTATGAGACGTTTGAAGAAACAGAAATAGATCGCAAAATTTTTTAAACCTTAAATCTAGGCAAGCGGCGGCGTTTACCGGGGTTCAATTCCCCGGCTTTTTATACACGCGGAGGTGAATATATTGAAAAAAGATAAAACAAACGACATAATCGGAAAACATTACGGACTTTTGACAGTAATATCTTACAATGGAATTAATCCGAACTACAAAAGAGCTGAAAAGGTCTATTTATGTTCTTGCGAATGTGGAAATACTACGCTCGCAAATAGAAGTGCATTGATTAAAGGCGAAAAGAAAAGTTGCGGATGCTTGAGGGGCAAAAACAATTTTTTAGATTTAACAGGTAAAAAGTTCGGCGATTTAACGGTATTAGAAAGATTACCAAATAAAAATAAACATGTTATTTATCATTGCATATGCAAATGTGGAAAATATAGAGATGTAGAATCAGGAAGGCTAAAAAGTGGTGAAATAACTTCTTGCGGTTGCTCGGGATACAAACTCGAACACCACCATTTATCAAATACAAGGCTTTGCAGAATATGGCGAAACATGAAAAGCAGATGTTGCAACAAGAATTCACCAAATTATAAATATTATGGTGCGAAAGGTGTTTCAATTTGCAACGAATGGCGGAATAGCTTTTCAACTTTTTATGATTGGTCTATAAATAACGGTTATTCAGACGATCTTACTATTGACCACATAAATCCATTTGGAAATTATGAGCCGTCTAATTGCAGATGGGTAACTTATCAAGTGCAAGCTACAAATCAAAGAAAGCATTATAAACATTAGCCGCCGCAGAGGATGCACGCCGGATCACTACCGGCGGCGGTTTTTACTCAAAAATGAGCAAATAAAAGGAAAGAGGTATAAGAAATGGAAGAAAGATATATTTTGCACACGGGAAAAGGTGTGCAGATCGTAACAGAATCGCAAGCAATTAACAACGCGCTAGATCAAGAAAAAAGCGGCGTTATTCCGCGTTACTCATTCCTGGATTATAAAACCGGGGAAAAACTTACACCGCCCGGATGGATTGTATGGTCAACTTTTGCGGACAGTTGCGGCGTTGTGTACCGCAGATCTGACGGAAAAATGATTATAACAACAGGATTCCAAGGGGATTTTGTTGTAATTTAAGGCGGTACTCTTCCGCCCTATTTCGCGTGTTTGGTGCATCCGTTCCGGTTCGATTCCGGGAGCGCGGACTACATGGAAATCGGTTTCCATGCGCAAATTGACAAATAAACACAATATAAGGAGGTGGGAAAGATGGGAAAATATGAGTATATCGGAAAAAGGGAAATCATGCGCCGGGTGTCTGCCCTTGGTTATCTGGAAATATCCGGCAAAATGTGCGGCTACTCAAAGTTTGAGGGCGTGGAATGGGTGGAGTCTGCAAAAATCAAAATAACCGCGCAGCGTGGCGGTGACTGGTTACAGATCACGCAAAGACCGGAAAACATAACACGCACTTACAGCCGATACGATGGGAAAAACTATCTTGACAAGTGGTAAAATGCGGTCTATGCTAGATTGTAACTATATCCGGGCAAGCGTCTTCTGGCGTTTGCCTGTGATCTGTGATATTATCAAATATCATCGGTGCATTATCTATATATGGCATAACATATAGTGTATTTGTGTTATTTGCGGAATGCCGCAGATAATTGCACGTTTGTTACACGTTTTTGGAAATCCGTGAAAATGGAATCTTGACCCCAAAAACGCTACCCCAGGGGGGTACAAAAAAATTACGAAATATTTTTTGGCGCGCGGAGAAAATTTTCTTTCGTAAAAATCAAAGACCGCGCCGCATAGTCACTTTTACTCAACTCTTCTATCAGCTTTTCCCTAGTCATTTCCGGATTCGTCCGGTGCACGTACTTTAAGAGTTCTGAAATTTTATCCATTATGCAACAACCTCCATAAGTTCAATCAATAGTCTGTCTGCTATTTCAAATACTTCTCTTCCGTATGTAGCTAAGAAATCTGCTACAATTTCCTCTGTATCAATATCCATGTATACATTATACGAAAGGCAGAACGCATGACATAATTCGTGACATAACACACGTTCAAGGAACCTTCCGCGTAGATCATCCGCAAGATATATTGTTTTCGTGTCTCTGTCGGTCATGCCTACCGTTCTGCTTCCATCACTTCTCTGTAGCATATCGCTGTAACGCGATACTTTGACCAAATTCCACATTTTATTGTTTATCGTGAACAATTTACCACCTCGCAAACAAAGAGGGCAAAATGCCCTCTCTATTACATTTTCGTGACAAGCGTAGTCAGCTTTGTCTTGGTCAGTTGTTTCTCTTCTGGGGACATACCGGAAAACAGTTCTGTCACATCTTCCGAAAGAGATTTCATGTACTTTTCGAGTTCTTTCATCTTTGCGTCCTTATCTTCCGGTGAATTTCCGTTATGCATTTCCTTTGTCTCCATGTAACTTCTCCGACTCATACCGGCTCTACCCTCTCTTGCATCGTGAGTACCGGTACTCATGCCATTATTTCCGCTCATAGGCTCTGAATAATACATCTTTCCCATACTCATTCTGTCAAGGTCTCTCATTCGGTCGTATTCCGGCATTCTCTCCCATTCGTGGTAATCTTCCGGCATCTGATGATAATATGGCGGTTCTACATATCCTCTGCGTGTTCCGCGTCCTTTCGGTGCGAATCTGCCATTTGAGTACCGGTACTCATTGTAGTATCTTCTTCCCGGATAATCCCCAAATTCTTCCACCATGCGCATGATTTCTTCATCTTCAGACTTTTTCATGGCTTCAACAATGTTATAGTCTTTGTCAAAGCATACGATATTCTTTGCAATCTCCGTCCAATCCTTGAGATCATCAAGGTTTTGACCCTCAAAATTCTCAATTCCGATGCCGTCAACGTGGGCTTTCACGCAATCCATAATCTGTTTCGCAAACTTATGCATAATATCAAGCCTCCCTTACTGCAATCAAATTACTGTTCTGTACTTCA